AACAGAAGCAGATAGAGTAGTGCCCTGCTGTGCCAAAGCAAAATAGGACACACCCTTGACGTTGGACACAATAGGCTGTGCGCTAGCCATGCGTCCAAGAGGATTAGTGACAGAATTCTGAGTGCAGACGACATAAGCGCCACGCTTCGCATCCCATTGTCGAGAATTTGGGAGGAGCATAGCTTCAGCAACGGTCGCGGGTGGAGCATACATGAGTGTTCCGACTGACGCAGCAAGTTTACCAGTCGCAGCAGCCTGGTCATTGATCACTGCAGGATGCGAAATTGGATTCTGTGGCATGCGATAAACAGTACATGCACCCTGCTTGTAAATGTCAGCCGTGGTGTCAACAATTTCAAACCCAGCCGCAATGACTCGTGTAGAAGTGCCATTGAATGCACTAGTGCTCAAAGGTAGCACAGACGTAGTCAAAGTAGCAAGGGCCATGTCAGCGGTACTGGTGGGAAACAACTTTCCACCAGCATCGTTGAAAACCACGTTCAAGTACCCCAAGTCTCTATCTGTGTTGGGATTCTCAAACGTGATGTCGACACCAGCATTGTCAACTGTACAACTCATGTACGGTCTGCCCGCTCCGGTGTTGGAAATCACAGGCAAAGTGAAGATATGGGCATCCCAAGTAGAAGTAGCCACAGTGGCAGGCTTGGAGATGTCCATTGCATACTGGTAACACGACACTACTGTGCTTGAACAGTCAGCATCGGGATAACCAGCCAAAGGATGATCGAAGTCATGGAACGGATCAAGGGCTGACACAAGCCAGTCCTTACCGTCCGGGGAGAGAGTGCGGGACCCAACTAGGTCCTCAAAGATTTTCTCAGATTTGTTTGCAGTAGGCAACATGATTGTTAGCGAATTCGCAGAGCGACAACCGTGTAGGGGATACAGCCGGGCAACTGGACTGTACATCACATGGGCATAGGGAGCCGTGCAGTCTCTCGGCATTTTGTTTAGCACGCAAACGCGTTTTGGTCCAGGATTTCCCCCCATGCAACCCCCTGGCCCTGGCTTGTGGAAGAGAGCGGACTCCCAGGACATCAGCAGCAGCAGCGCTAGTAACACTGCTAATAAAACCGCCTTAAATCCGCCCCAGTTAAAATCCAGTGGACTCACTCGGACAAATTTGTCCCAGTAAGTCCTGCAGTCATCAAACTCAGACCCGTCAAACAAACTGACGATTAGAGGATGGCTGAAATTGTCCAATGGCACAGTCGAAAAATATTCTTCAAGTTCTTTTTGCTGACTGATACTGATGCCATATAGATGTTCAAAAGCTGATCTGGATAATTCACTGGGACCTTTCTCCCACTCACCATGAGTCCTGTCAATGTAAGTCACAACCTCTTTGACGAGACGACGCTCGTACCATGAACTTTCCCATCTCACATTGTACCCCTCTGTAAGGGTAATATAGCGCTTGGCCATAGCCGCCAATACAGGACACCTTGGATGCTCGTAGAGCAGGGACATTGCTTTCGCTCTCAGCAGTCCCATGCGGACTTTCAACCCACCATTCATCAACGGCGAATGAGTCCAACCAAAATTGAGAATAGTCTTCCTAGGATCAGTCAAACTAACATAATCCTCAGACATATTCATTCCGCAAAATCCAGTGCACAGGAGATCATGATGCTCCAATATCTTGATCTCAAATCCACACCGTGCGAACTGGACGGATGTCAAAGCTCTCTTAGAATAGAAGAGCCCATCGTCGCCTTCAACGACGCCTGAGATCTCTTCACCATTCTCCGAGGCGATGAAGAGAGCTAACATCAGGTTCGAAAACCCATTTCCCAACGACGTACACATGTCACCGGACATTCGTCGCGCGTCAACAGTGACAGAAAAGGAGGGGTAATTGCACTTATTGCTGCCAGACAGAGTCTTCTTCAGTACACTCAGGAGATGAGGAAAGTTGCTCAACATGTGCTCATATAGAACCATCTCGAGACTGTTCATTACGTCACGAACAAAGTGACGTTCAAACTTGGTGTAATCAGTCTCATAGAATGGGCCCGGAAACTTCCCCAACATGTGCAATATGTACAGTGGGCGATGAATCACCGGGACCTTTTTGATGAATGCTTCATGCGAGTAAACCGCCTTCTCAATCTGGTGGAAAACTGGACCGGAGTAACACTTAAACGCGTCGCTGCGCGAATTAATGCCTCTCGGATACTTGAATTTCATGTAAGTCTCTGCCTTGCCGTGCCCTTGATTTTCAAAGTGCTTCCGCTCGAGTATACCCAGACACTCAAGCCAACATTTCAGGAGCTCCTGTTTTCTCCATTCAGGATACTCCGCCCCTCTCAACCATGTCTCAACAGACAAATCTGCGTCGATTGCGATTGGGTTGAAATTGCTCCTGACAAAATTGGAGACAAACAACTTGAGTCTCGCAAGAGTCCTTTTGTCCGCCCGCGGTGGCGTGGAGCAAAATCGCTGCTGACACCCTACTAAGAGAGAAGGCCCATGTCGGGTGTCGGGGATGGGTGGAGCCAACCCCATGACGATGGGACCTAAAGACACTTGCATTATCTTACGCGGAACCTGCTCCCAAAATGACGGGTGTGTTGCCACACTGCACTCAAAAGGAATAGGAGCAGGCAGGGTGATGTCATCAGTGGTACGATAACCAAATCCGAAGTGCTTGACGGCATCACCCGTTCCACGTTTTTTGAATTGAAATTGACATAGCGATCGAATGGGTCATGGAGGACTTTCTTCTGATTTGCAATGGCATGGGCCACGAGGGCTGAGCCAGAACTGACTTCAGCAAAAAGCTCACTCGTGACCATCAGGTTTGAGATCCGTGACCCAGCGCTCTGGAGTACGTCACGGGCACTTTTCTCATCCATTCGTTCAGCTTTTAATGCAAGTTGATTGACAATCTCGGGCGAGTAAAACAAGAGTGCTGTATCGCCCGCAGCAGACACATATTTGGCACGAACAATGCGAACCTTGTCCTCAACATGTTTGGATGATCGCATGTGTGCCATTCTGTTGTCCACTCGGGTACCTTCACAGTCGTGGTAACCAGTGGAAACAATCCAACTGGAACAGACTCTCTGTGAATCACTTGACGCCGACAAAAACCGAGCCATGTTTGTAAATGCCCACGACGTAATGGTTTGCATTGGCTCACGGCGCCGCCACGAGATGTTTGAGACAACCTCGGTGAAAGTAAGTTGCGTTTGAGCAGAGACAGGCAATGCACTTCTCAGTTCCTTATCACGGTATCCAGATATCAAGCGTGACACTGGATCGCTCAGCATGATGGAACCAAGTCCAAACAGTAAACTGAGCTTTTTCCAACCGGATACATACATGACACCTGAGGCACCAGCAAGGGCCCATTTCAAGATGTTTTTGAATGTGCAGTCAGGTTTCTGATAAGTGACAATGAAGTCTCCCACTGAACTCTCACGATGGAGATGGCAGCCACTGTTCAATAATGGCTTTTCCTTAACTTCTTCTTTTTTCTCATCGGAGATTTGTTGCTTAGCATCATCCTCGCCCTTTTGCTCCAACGCAGAATCATTGAGTGATCGGACGATTGCGGCTGACGACGCTGAGGAACGCGTACCCACCTTTTGATACTTCTTCTTCTGTGGGACGCGAGATGGTGTTGCGCGGTTTGCATAACTTCCATGTCCGCTTGGTTGCGGCTGACCAGGCCGCTCGCTTGCACGGACAACAAGCTCGAGTTTTTCGGTCAATGGAGCGGTTGCGTTTTGAAGACTCACGGATTCTTCCATAAGTCAGATGCATTCACTAGGGGATCCTGGGTGGAGGCCAAATCCACCCTTAATTTAAACCGGACTTAGGGCGACTGCAAATCACCCCCAGCTTGCCAGGCTGGTTTTTCAGGTCCAGAATCTAACACCATGCTGCTTTGTGAGTGTAACGACTGGTCAGGCTTCTAGGACACTGGTGACATCAAAACCACCAGGACCACAGCTCTTCCGCCGCACCCCCACTACAGCCACAGTGTCAGGCCATAAGGGTCCCCTCGAC